TTGAATTTCTAGATACGCACGCATACCGATTAGTTATGGCAAACGAAAACTCTGGAGGCTCCAACAGGCCAGACTCCGATACTGCAGTGTTTGCTGACCGCACCGTCCAAGAATATACAGAAGGTATGATTATTGGATTTCGGGATAAGGGAGGAGCTACTGGAGCGTCTGGTGGGGAGTTTGTTGTACTTCCTACGGTGGCTCAAAATCATCAAGATGGGTTATGGGGGCACAGCGTGTGTATTGCTGAGAGCCATCAAGTACCTTGGCCTACCACTGAGCAAACAACGGAACTTGGCTTTAAAGTTCCTGTTACAACAGAGTTTCACTCTGCTTCAGCCCACGACGAAACCCCAAACACAAAAACAATTGCCTCTGTAAATACAGAGTTTGTTCACTTTTCCCTAATTTTAGACCCTCCAAAGGATGCTATAAGTTTGTACTGTGATGGTATGTTGGTGGGTTCAAATTCTATTAGAACATCTTTTGGGATGGCGAGTTCTATGGATTTACTTAATATCCCTACTTGTGCCCGCAAAGACAACAGGTTTGGCAGGTTTGATATAAACAGCTTCGATTGGGCAAAAAATACGGGACCTCGAATTGGAACTACTGGAAGCTCTCCTCTTTTACATGAGCTTGCCTTTACTCCTTGGGTTCTCGGAGGTGGATTTACAGACGGTATGCCGGGAGGATTCTTAGGTAAAAACACAAATACGACGTATAACCAACCTCCCAATGACCCTACTAGAAAGGCACAGCACCAAGATTGGCCTGTGAACTGGGAAACTCCCGAGCCTGCAAGGTCAGGACTTGAAGGGTTCTTAGGCAGTTTCAAGGTATACAATAGACCCCTATCTAAAGAGGAGGTTGCTAGAAACTATAAGCTTCAACGAGGCTTCTTCAAACACATTAAACTAGACTAATGGCTCAACGCGATACGTTCTTACAAACAGAAACATCTCCCATTAAGGGGATTAGTTTTCCTGCTATTCACGGTACTGGAGGATTGTTTACACAATCTCCTGGAGCAGCCGCTATTTTGGCTGGCTTAAAGCAGTTGTTACTAACAAACCAGGGAGAACGTGTTATGCTCCCAGAATATGGAACTAACATACGAAAGCATTTATTCGAGCCAGACGACATCCAAACAAGAACCCAAATACAAAGAGAGGTCGAAGCCGCAATTTCTCGATGGGAACCTAGGGTTTCATTGCGCAATATCTCCGTAACCCAAGACACTAGAGCTGATAGAGCTGATTATAGCGCACTGAAAATCAGCTTAGAATTTACTATCGTAGACTACCCTTATGAGGTACAAGAACTAACCCTAATATTATAATGAGTTATATTAAGAATCCAGAAGACTCCCGAGGAGTATACAACTCCACTGCCTTTGACGGTACGCTTGAATCTGATTTCCTTGAAATTGGAAAGATGACTGATGCGGCTAAAAAAGAACTTATTAATTTTAATGCGGATGGGTTTGATGAGTATAAGAATGCACTGTTGAATTATTTACAGGCAGTATACCCTACTGATTATACTAACTTTGTTGAATCTGATTTAGGTGTTATGATGGTAGAACTTTATGCATACTTAGCCGCAACTCTTTCGTTTAAAGCTGATATGCTTGCTAATGAATCATTTTTATCAACGGCTCAAAGTCTGTCTAATGTTCGAAAATTATTGCAACTAATTGGCGTAGATTTGAGAGGGCCTGTATCTGCTAAGGCAACTGCTTTACTTAATATAACTAACTCTACTACGGTATCGGATAGTGCGACTCTGAAGATTAGTAAAAGTGGAAGGACAGTAGCTGTCCCTAATACAAAAGGGGGAGGGGTTTTAAATTATTCAGTGTACAAGTACAACACAACCACTGGAGAGATTGACCTAACTGAAGAAGATATTATATTAAATAAAGATAACTCATTAGAAAGTGGCGGTGTGAGTTGGAATAATTTAGTGTTAATGGAAGGTACTTATAAAACTTTAACTGGGGCTTTCTCACGAGATGCAGTCACGCACACTATCGAAATTCAGGACTCCAACGTTACCGAAGGAAGTATTACGGTTACTGACCAAGAAGGGAACGTGTATCGGGAGATTCGAAATATTTATATGGCGTCAGGCGCCGATGATTCCGTTTTCCATAAGGTGTACAATGATGATTTTTCAGTTAAGTTAACTTTTGGAAACGGGGTTAGAGGTAAACGACCCACTCCAGAAAGCACTTACACCGTACGATACCGAGTTGGTGGAGGTGAGTCGGGTAATATTCCTACGAACTTTATTGATGTAATTTTAGAGGGGACTCATTCAACTAATGGTTCAACTCCTTTACAGTTAAGGAATATTAAGAATGCAACTGGAGGTATGGGAGCAGAGACGATTGAACATGCAAAAAAATGGGCACCAAACGTGTTCCGAACCCAATACCGCGCAGTTACAGGTCAGGATTATACTACTCTTGCTAATACCTTTGCTGGTACTCAAGGTACTAATCCAAAGTCTATTGCTGTTCTTCGACGGTCCGGAGCTGGAAGCAACATGATTGATATTTATTGTTTAGCAAGAGCTACGGGTAGACATCTGGAGCGAGCCTCATTAACTTTTAAACGAGAGCTTCTAGATTATATAAACCAATTTAAAATGTTAACTGATGAAATTAGTATTGTGGATGGGTTGGTTAGAACAATTGATTTGGTTACTACCATTTATGTTGATAAGCGCCACCAAGATTTCGAAGGTGCAATTAAGACAGGAGTCAGGACAGTTGTGGAGAACTACTTCAATCCAGATGTTAGGGAGTACGGAGAACTTCTTTCTGTGGGGGATTTAACAAGAGCAATTTTTGATGTTGACTATGTTAGGTTTGCCAACCTAGACAATTTGGAGGATGATGTGAAAGTTGCCTTTAATGAGATTGTACAATTAAATAACATTGAACTAACTATTGAGTACGTATAATGAGTAGAAAGTATAAGCACGACTACGTCGAAGTAATTAAACGACTAGTTCCTTCTTTATATGAGGACATGGATTTTTCCGTTTACGGGAAGATGGAAAATGATAGTGTTTATAAGGTAGCCGGAAGTTTAGTGCAATACGTGTCAAAGCACATTCAAGAGGATTTTAACCCAGGTAATTTTGATTCCTCTTCGTGGTCGCAGTACTTTATACCGTCAAACAAATTAACTAAGGTAACTCCGGACTTGTTCCAAGAATGTGTGCTAACTCCTTTTGGGAGGTCATATTCAGACTTCTCTACTTCTGCGGAGTTTGTTACTTTTATTCAAACCTCAGCATTACCTGGGATGCGATGTACTGGATTATCCACTTCATACGTGGATAAAATGAAAGACCTGCACCCAACACTTTCAAGTGCAGCAGAAGTTCAGAAGTTCCTTCAACGCAGTTTAGGGTTGTTTTACTTATTAAATAAAGAAAACTCTACCCTTAATAGCAACCCAACTGATGTTTCGGGATTGCCCACGAAAGCGGCAGTTACTGTATTTTTAAACGAAGAAATCACAGAGGGGGATATGGTGAAGGTTTTGATGGGGCATTTATGGACTCATCGAGAATCTAGCACAAGTGTTACTCGCGAGCATTTTTCTGAGCTATCTGACTATGTTGTTGGAGATGCAGGGCTGTCCGGTGCCTACACTTCCGGAACACAATTACTAGACTCTTTACTAACTCATGTTAGTATTCTTTACACTTCAACTGATGAGTCTTCCGATTTCTTACAAACTTCTTTTGATTTATACGAGACGTTAAATCAAGTGCCAACAAGGGAAGAAGTTGCCGCACCCTTTACTAAGTATTTGCGAGCGTTAGCTTATGCATTCTATGACGTTGATGTTGTTTTTGATGAACTTCAACATCTTTTAGATATTGAAAGATGTCCACCGGAATTTATGGAGTACTTAGCGACTTACTTAGGGTGGACTCTACAAACTGGGGACATTGAATCTTGGCGCTCTCAGTTACGCCAGGCAGTTCACGTATACAAATCTAAAGGAACCCGACGTGCGTTGGATACGGCTTTAGTTTCAGTATTCCCTAGTAGTATATTTACTCCGACCTCAGCTCTAGAAGAGACATGGGAATCTTACTTACCTAATTTGATTCATTACACTTTAGTAAGTGAGTCTCCTTACTTAAAGCGGGGTGTTTTTACGAAAGAGACTGCTAACGCGTTAAAGTTAAATTATTCTAATGTTGACCGCGATTTAAATCTTAAGTATGCTACGGATAGAGTCGTTGAGTATTTACATAACGAAACTAGTTGTATTCGCATAAACAACAAACGTTTCTCCTCAGAAGAGGTGGGTACTTTTCACCACCGAGGTAAGGAGCTCAGTGTTCCCCCATGGGAGAACGAGCGGTTTTATGATGACACCTTAATTACTCCAGCAGTACTTATTAATCTTCAGAAAGTATTAACCGACACTTCTGGAGCGGGAGGGTTTGGAGTTCCAACTTCTGCGGTTGACGGTTTAGTTACTTTTGTAAGCTCCATTACGTTGGATTCATCTGCGTATCATGGGACAAACGTAAAATGGAAGTTTCATACGTCTTCTCAAGAACTACCGTTTAATTTTAGTGCTATTACTGCGGGAGGTGATTTTGATGCCTTAAGTTTATTAGATTATTGGAGTGCCAAGTCTTCAACGGTCTTTACCTTGTTTACAAGAGACCAGATAGATATGAAGCTTGGGTCTGTTGTAGAAGGTGCTGGGAGTACGAAGGCGGTAGATATTTTCTCTGATATTGTCTCAGAGTTGGCACCTTTCCACGTTGTTTCCAAAGTTCTTGTTCCGGGGGATGTAGCTAGTGAGACTAGTGGTACCATAGACGGGTATGAAATAAAGAATGAACCTAGATGGGTTGGGGTTGGTAAAATTGACGCAATCACTACAGGGGATGAGTTTTTACATAACCCTATTACCACCTCTTACGAAGGACAACCTGGATTTTACCTTGATGGTGCAGCACACTTTAAAAGGTCAGCAGTAGAGAAAAGTGCAAGAACCACTCAGCACGTGGATTCTGCCTCGTGGCTTCAAGTATCTGGCGTAAGCCCAATTTCACAAGCTTATGGGGCAAGTGCGGCTAATACCCCTATTAAAGGAGGTTCTATCTCCTTGTGGGCATACCATGGATGTTCATCCTTTGAGTTAAGTGACGACACTATCATAAACGCCGAATCCCTTAACTACGAGCAATCTGGCATTCCAACTTTGTTCTATCGGGGATTTGGGGATGCGCTTTATCCTAGAGTCAACCTCCCTTACAATACATCCTCCCTCACCAGAATCAGAGAAATAAAGAATCAGCTCAGGCTTTTCGGCTCTGGCCCAAAATTTGCGGAAACGGGAGGCGACGCCGTCACAATGACTCAGTACACGAGTGTCTCGTCTCTGAAATATCCTATTCAAGGAGAGTCCTCAATTACTCCTAATAAGTGGCATCATTTTGTATTTACTTATAATGGGGATATATTCTCGAACACTGGAAAACTTGGAGTATTCATCGATGGGGTTAGACAGCAAGGGCATTCCGCCAGCGCGAATGGTAGCTCTGCAAAGGGTACCTATATCTCTAACGATAGCCCGGATAGAGAATATGGCACCTCTGCCTATGCAGCAGGAACGTACCCACCTATGTTTGGAACTGATGAGAATATGTGGCACGGTTATCAAAATGATAATGACTCCGACGACTTTGACCCTAGATTACACAATACTCATATGTCTCACATATCCATGTACAGTGGGGTTTTGAATGATGGGGATGTTCGTGGGATGTACAATGCGGGAAGCCCACCTGATTTGCTAAATGAAAAAATATATGATTCAAGCGCGGGAGATTCCCTTGTAGCTTGGTGGCCTTGTCATAAGTTAACACAGAAATCGAGTAAGGCATATTACGATGATTATGCAAAAGTTTTTGATAGTTCATCAATGCGGCTGGTTTGGGAAGGGTTAGAGTATAATCCTCATAATCATGTTTCTTCACTAGGTGCTTCGAGTTTCCCTGTAGCGGGACACAAACCATTTTATAATGTGGAGCGAAGCACAGGTAGGCGCAGGAATTTCCGTTATGCAATGGGACCGCTTTCATACACGCGAAATGGGCTTAGCCAACCTTCACCACACGTAGCATCGGGGTTTGTTTCGGCAAGCAGCTTCTTACCAACCTTTAAGGGGTACAACGCAAGCGCTGGAAAGTTTGTGACGACTACAGGTGTTGTATCTTCGGTATGGGATGCAAGTAATTCAATTACTAGAGGTGACGGTAATTCGTTTAATGATGTAACTCAAAGTTTTTTAGGTGTTAAGGTTATGGACACATATCCTGTAAGGTCTTATAGCGAAGAAGAAGTGTCTGGCGCCCTTGGAGGCCCAATCAGGAGGGAGTTAAATTTAGACAAGATTGCTGATGTGATAATCCGAGAAACTATCAGGCGAGGGGAAAAGAACAGAAGTAAGATTGTATTTGGAGATGATATAACTATTGGATTTAATTTTGGGACAGATGTATACAGATTGTTCCACACAATGCAAGAGGACTTCTTAAAGAGGGTTTCTAGAAACCTAGTAACACAAATTGAATATGTTAGATTCTTAGGAGGTTTCAACTTAGTTTCGCACGCGTACGGTCCTCTCGTGGAGAATCATAATTTTAGTTATCCCGGGGTTATTAATTATAACGGTAGCGCATTAGCGTTTACAAATCGTGCGGAGCTTTATGTTTCATCCCTCCCGGAATGGGCAACAGTAGCAGCTCCTCACACTGTTAGTGGGTTTTCATACGTTAACGAGCATGGAACCCACGTTCAGTTTCAGCATGAGGGTCAATTCCAACAAGGTGCTTGGGGAGTTTTTCAAGCTCCTGGAGATGTACTAGATGGAACGCAGACTCGTAACTATACTTCACGATACTTATTATCAGGTATAGATGTTGTAGTGCCTGAAGCATCCCCTCAATATATTGCAGTCAATCAACCCGGGAGTAATAATAACCTAGGAACATTAACTGGTTCTGGTAGTATAACCTTTGGAGGTGGACCGAGTGTTGACCCTGTTCAGGAAGCGGCAAAATTAAGATTTAATTTAACTAGAAACACTGGAGGTTTAGCAAACCATCAATTTAAAGCGAAGCCTATCGCCTCAACTTCATTATTAAAACCTCAAACTTCAAGTATTGCAAACTGGAATACAGAGTATCAAAGTGTTGGAGCCATTGCTTCTTCTAATCTAATTTTTAATGGAAACTTTGAAATTGAAAGCGGGGACTCTACTCATTCTCATGACGGTTGGTACTATGCGTGGAGTCATACCCACGAGGCGGCTGGTGTGCCTGAATCGGCTGCTAAAACTGACACTTATGTTGGGCCTTGTGTTCACCTGAAGATGGCACAAGGTGAGTGGTGGAGGACAATGATTAAAGGTGATAAACTTCGTGCAGGCCATTGGTATAAAGTTGATGTTAACACCACGTATTCTGGGGAACTTTCCAACCCTCCATGCGTTTGCCTGAGGTACCGAAATGACAACAGCACTATTAGTGATTACATAAGCGCTTATCGAGCGCCTAATTTTGACGCTTCTAGTGTGAGTCACAAAGGTGACCTATTTAATGGGTACAATACTTGGTATTTTTATATTCCGTATGACAGTGATTTCCAAACAGGTTATAATCATCGAGGATGGGAGTTATTTTATTACGAATCGACAACGATTCCAGAGTATAATTCCAATGGCTCAAGGTATTATCGAACGCATAAACTGACAAATGTAACTATGATTGAAGTAGGTGAGGCTACAGTTACGCGACCTCACTATAAAGGGAAGGACGTAGTTAAATTCCATACAGGCGCAAGCAACTCAAGTACGATAAAGGAAGGAGTTGGAGGGATTCTTTATGAGAATTATAATAATGCAGGTCATTATACTATCCAAACCACGCACACAAATAGGGTTGGGCGGCTTAGCACGAATGATGGAGATGGTCTACTTAAAAATCCTTTAGTTGGAGTGGAGCCCGGGAACTGGTATGATTTCTCTATGACAGTAGCTTGTCCCTCGTACAACTCCAGGGGGTTACAATACTTCCTCCAAAATCAAACTGAAGGTAAGTATTTTCACGCTAGTTCTAACGACTGGAAATCTGAATCTGTAGGTAATGATATGTATTTGCCGAGTAAATATACAACAGGTGAATTTTATACTATTACAAGTTCAGTCTTCGTCGATTCACAATTTAATATTGATGATAATTATTCATTAAGTATTTCCCCTAATGAACCAATTCAAAGATGGTCTCCTATAGGGTTTAACTTAATGAAGACGCAATCTAGTGATTTCACCGACGCCCTGATTACATCTTCTATTGGTGACTTTATTGGAGGGGAGAGAAGGTTTGGAAACTGGTTAGAATCAGACTCTGGATATATTTCTCCCTCTGCTGTCTCTTGTTGGTTTAAAACGGCTACGAATATGCCTATACCTGGACACGACGACGGACAACATCAATACATTTATACTTTTAATAGAAATGGAACGGAAGGGTTTGGTCAATCTATGATTGTTCATAATAGTGGGTATTTGCAATGGGCGTTTCGTTCGCTGTTAACTACTGATGACTACACCCATGATGCTAGTTGGATTTTTAAACCCGACATGGAGCGTCAGCACCTAACCCCATCCGGAAGTGACCCAACTAAAGCACCGGGGTCAGTGCCATTAAAACCGGGGAACCCACTTGGTGCTTCCTCGGTAAGTGGTAGTACCTATGGATGGACTCACGTTCTAACAGTTGTCCCTTCTGGCACTTGGGAATCCCCAGGTCCCCCAAAGATTTGGATAAACGGAGAAAGGGCGCAGGCGTATCTTGGAGGTAATCAGGCACTACCTTCATATGGCTCTACTAATAGAATTGGAAGCAACGCGACTTACGATGCCGCGTGGCCTAATGCCTCTAGTTTCTGTGGGTGGATTGATGATGTTAGTGTATTCTCTTCACTTGATTTCGATGATGAGGATGCTAAAGCCTTGTACGCAGGAGCTGACCCCTCCATCCTCAAACCGGATGATATTGTGTCATGGTGGACATTAGGTGATGGGGATTATTCTTTCTCAGCAGCAACTAATGCCTCTGCAGATAACTATGGGACCGGTGGAACGCCTGTAAATGGATTCTCAGCTATGGACCAGGTAGGAAATCGCACAATGAGTGGTGTAAGGTTTAACTCATCTTCCAACATTCTCCCCTTCTG